GAATACCCAGGCGCAGACCGTCCAGGCGACCGCCGACGACGAGAAGCGCGGACTCAGCGAGCAAGAGGAAAAGCAGATCTCGGACCTGTTCCTGCAGTTCGAGGAGACCGAGAAGGAGATCGAGCGGCGCGAGAAGATCCAGGCGCAGTCCGCGAAGCTCTCCACCCCGCAGCCCCGCAAGACCACGCCGGAACCGACGAACGGGACCGACGGTGAGCCGGTCCGGGGCCGCATCACCGGCGGCGACTACAGCGGCGCCGTGAAGGGGCTCGGCGGCTTCCGCAGCGCGGGCGAGTTCGCACAGGCGGTCGTCGGCGGCTCGGCGAAGGGCGCGACGCCCGACAAGCGGCTGCAGATCCTCAACGCAACCACGTTCGGCTCGGAATCGTCTGGAGCAGACGGTGGATTTGCTGTGCCGCCCGATCTGAGGGCCGACATCGTCAAGCTGATCAACGGCGAGGAAAGTCTGCTCGGCCGCACCGACCAGCAGAACACCTCCTCGAACCAGCTAACCGTTCCCACCGACGAGACCACCGCCTGGCAGACGAGCGGCGGCATCCTCGCGACGTGGGAGGGCGAGGGCTCGCAGCTCACGCAGTCCAAGCCGGCGCTCAAGAGCGTGACGGTCCGGGCCACCAAGCTCACGGTCCTGACCCCGGTCACGGACGAGCTCCTCGAGGACGCGGCCGCGCTGGGCAGCTACCTCCGCAGCAAGGCGCCCGAGAAGATCAACTACAAGGTCAACGACGCGCTCATCAACGGGACCGGCGCGGGGATGCCGCTCGGCATCCTCAACTCACCGGCGCTCGTGACGGTGTCGGAGTCCGCGGGCCACGGGGCAGGCACGGTGATTCTCTCCGACCTGACTTCCATGTGGGCCAGGATGTACGCGCCGTACCGGAACGACGCGGTGTGGCTCATCAACCAGGACGTCGAGCCGTACCTGCAGACCCTCACCATCCAGGGGTCGAACAGCGGCGTTTTCCCGGTGTACCTGCCTCCGGGCGGGTTCTCGGGGAGCCCCTACGCGACGCTGTACGGCCGCCCGATCATCGTGACCGAGGCGTGCGCGACGGCGGGGACCGTGGGCGACATCATCCTGTGGTCGCCGAAGCAGTACCTCTCGGTCGTGAAGGGTGGCGGTATCCGCCAGGACGTATCGATCCACCTGTGGTTCGACTACGACCAGGTGGCTTTCCGCTGGGTGCTGCGCTGCGGCGGCATGCCGTGGCTCTCGACGCCCATCACCCGCGCGCACGGGTCGAACACTCTCAGCTCCATCGTCTGCGTCGCGACGCGGACCTAAGCGCACGGAAAGGAAAGAACTGACATGAGCGCAAACGTGAACGTCAAGCCCAGCGAGATGTTCGTCGCTGCGGCCGCCGGGTTCAACATCGACCCACAGACCGCGACCTCCACGGCGACCTCGTCGTGGACGGACGTCCGCCAGGGGGCGGGAGGCAGCGGGGGCATCGACGCCCCGTGGCTGACCTTCGTCCTCCACGTCGGGGCGACCCTCGCCACGACCGCCGTCCTCACGTTCCAGCAGGCGACGAGCGTCGCCGGCGCGAACGCGAAGTCGCTCCTCGTGACCACGACCTGCACCGTCTCGGCGGCGCACGGCCTGGCCCAGTGCGACATCCTCATCCCGAACGCGATGGACCTGGCCAACTCGTTCTACTGGCTGCAGGCCACCGTCACCGTCGGCGGGAGCACCATCGTCGGCGTGTCCGCGCTGTACGGACCCGCCTGGTACCAGTCGTAGGCGAAGTGCAACGGGGCGCCGCGGGGTGCCTGCCCCTGCCCCGCGGCGCTTCATCGGAGGCGGACAATGGATGTGAAGCTGACGGTCGAAGTCACCGGGAACCACGGCTGCGGCAAGAACGCGAAGCCGGGCGAGCGGATCATTCGCTGTGGTCTGCCCGGGTGCGCGACGTGCGCGGCGGTGTCCGCGTTCAACAGTCTCCTCGCCCGGGTCGGGCGCGGGAACATGAAGTCGGGGCGGCTCGAGTACGAGGGCGTGTCTGACGACCTCGTGCTCGGACAGCGCATCGGGGCGCCGGCTCCGGTGGAGGCCAAGCTGGAGGAGCCGGTGTCTGCAGAGCGGCCGGCGCGGAGGAAGCCATGAAGCGGATGCTGATTCTCCTTGCGGTCGCGGTGCCGGTTGCCGCGCTCGCCTATGACTGGTGCCAGAATCAGTCCTTCACGCTCACGGCGATGACCGGAAGCGCGACCACGGTCCCGAGCAACGGCGGGAGCCACGCCCGGATCACGGTCTGCAACTCGAACGAGAACAGCGGTTCGAACGTGGTCAAGTGCCGCAACGACGGCGTCGCACCGGTCGCGTACACCTCGGGCACCATCCTCTCGACGCACGGCGGGGACGTCATCTCCAAGGGGAGCTGCGTCACCTACAACAACACGAGCACCGTGCTCTGCACGGGCACCTCGGCGACCCTCGTGACGGGCTACGAGTGCAGCCCGTAGGGAATCCATGGCGGTCTCGACAGACCTCGAGCTAGGCGAGAGCGAACCGACGTCGGGCGACTACACGTCGCTCGCGAACGTCAAGGACTATTTGCGCATCCAGGGCGGGACCGAGGATGCGTTTCTGACCCGGCTCATCGCCTCGGCGTCGGCGTCGTTCACGGCGCTCATCCGCCGGGACCTGCTCACGGCCACGTACACCCAGACCGAGGACTGGAACCTGATGACGGAGTGGCCTCCGCACTCGAAACCCGGGATCAAGGGGGTCGGGCTGTGGGAGACGCCGGTGCAGTCCGTCCAGTCCGTGACCATCGACGGTCAGCCGATCCCGGCGCAGGCGTGTCCCCAGTGGAAAGCCGGGACGCTCTATTACCCGAATCAGGTCGTCCAGGTCGGGATGATCTACTGGGGCAACGCCGACACGAACGTGAACGGCACGACCAGCGGGAGCACGGCGCCGGCGGGAACCGGAAATGGCGTGTCGGACGGCGGCTGCACCTGGAACTACCTGATGGGCTCGCTCAACCCGCCGCCGATCGGTCCGTCGGTTCTCATCCCCGGGTGGCGCATCCAGAACGACCGACTCGAGCTCGTCGGCTGGTGGTACTTCCTCCAGTACATCGGCCTCGTCATGAACTACTACGTCGGGGTCCGGCAGATCGCCGTCACGTACACGGCCGGGTATGACTCCATCCCCGCCGACGTCGAGCAGGCTGTCATCGAGATGGTCGCCGACGCCTACAAGCGGCGCGACCGGCTCGGCCAGCGGAGCCGCTCCATGGGCGGCGAGTCGGTCACCTACTTCGTCGACACAACGCTCCCGTCGGTCAAGGCGGTCGCGGACAAGTACGAACGCTGGAATGCGCCGCTGTGACCATGGACCGGGTCGCCATATACGACGCGCTCTACGCGAAGCTCGTGGGCTGCTACCCCTGGGCGAGCACGTTCCCGCACCGCGTCGACTGGGACCAGGCGACGAAGCCGGCGCTCTGCATGGAGCAAGGCTACCAAAAGCCCGTCTACCAGGACCCGCTCGCGCTCCCGCCGATCTGGAAGCTCGAGGCGGTGGTGCTCGTCTACTGGTCGAAGGTCCCGATGGATGACGAGCCGTTTCAGGGGTCAATACAGGAGGCGGTGCAGGCCATCGAAGGCTCGCTCGCGTTCAACGCGGCCTTTGACTCCCAGTTTCCAGGGGCGGCGAACTCATACGGCACGACACTCGGCGGTCTGTGTCAGGGGTGTCGGATCGAGGGCGAGGTAGCGATAGAGCACGGTGAGACGGCAGACCTGACGGTTGCGATCATGCAGATCGTCATCACAGCACCCTCGCCGCTGGGCTGAGGGAGAGGAGCGGAGCCATGGCGGCAACACCGGAAATCATCGTCGGCGTAGGAACCCTGACCATCAACTCGATCGCGGTCGGGCAGGCGCAAGACCTGTCGATCAAGGTCTCGTCGAACCCGATCACGCTGCAGACGTCCTACGACCTGCCCGAAGCGGTGGCGTCGGGTCCCAAGAGCATCAAGTGTACGTTCAAGAACGCGAGCCTCGACCTGGGCGTGCTTGCGGTCGTCTTGAACCTGACGAGCGGCGCGATGACGAAGGCGGTCATCGGCTCGGTGGCTCCGACGACGGGCGTGACCTGGGTCGTGCCGATCTACGTGTCCTCGGATACCAAGACGACGGCGACCTTCACGTTCGGCCCGATCGCCTGGACCGGCGTCGACTTCTCGGCGGCCAACACGAAATACCTCGAGCAGTCCATCTCGTTCGACGTGTTCGCGGCCGCGTCGACGGGGACGGCTCTTAGCATCGCCGTGTCCTAGCTAGGGGGCAACCGTGGCGCAGGATGGGGAGAAGTTCACACTCGCGGACGGGTCGACGATCGTCGTTCGCTCGTTCACGCTCGACGCGGCGGAGCGCCTCCAGCCTCACATGGAGGCGCTCGCATCCGGTGACGGAAAGAAGTTCGCAACCGGGATGCGGGCCATCCTCGACGAGGTGATCGCGATGGACCGGCCGCGTCGGCTGTGGCCGTTTCGTCGCCGGAAGGTCGGGAGCCTCGTGACGGTGGCGAGCTCCAAAGAGCTCCTCGACATGATCCTGCGCGTCAACGGGTGGAAGAAGGCGGCCAAGGGGGAAGCGGAGAGCCCGCCGACTGGGAGTTCGTCCGCGGGCTCGTCGCAAGGGAGCTAGGCAAGACGCCCGCCGAGGTGGGGCGCATGCGGTGCTGGGAGATTAGCGTGCTCATGCGGTCGTTCGCAGACTACCCCCCGGGATACATGATCATGGCGTGGCGCTACGGCATCGGGAAGTCGAGCGGCAAGGGGCCGCGGCAGACCGAAGGCGTCGGCATGGATGCCTCGTTCCTGGTGCAGCTCGCCATGGCGTCCAAGGACAAGACATTCTCGCTCGGCGGAAAGCCGGTGGGCTCGGAATGATCGAGGTCGACTTCAAGCTCGTCGGAACCGAGGCCATCGTCGCGAACTTGAACGGTCTCGCGCCGCGCATCCGCGAGGAGGTGCGCGAGGCGATCTTCAACCTGGGCGTCGAGGCCGAGGGCATGATGCGCGGTCTCGCTCCGGTGCTGTCCGACGCAGCAGCGAAGAAAAACCGGAATGCGGTCTCGGGGACGCTGGTGCGGTCCATCGTCCATCGGTTCGTCGAGTACCCGGACGGAAACGTGTTCTCGTACACGGCTCCGCACGGTGGAAAGGGCGCGACTGCCGACGCCTACTACGCGAAATGGGTCGAGCGCGGCGTGGATGCTTCCGAAGTAAGGGCGCACCGCCGCGGATACCGGGACCTTTTCAAGAAGGAGCGACAGCAGTTCTTTAGCAGGCGGACAGGTAGGTACTTCTCTCGTCGCGTCTGGGGCAAGGAAAGCTACAGCGACAAGACCTACGACCTTCGCATCCCGTCCCATCCGTTCGTCGAACCTACGCGCCAGGCGATGCAATCGAAGTTCGAGAGCGTGATGCGCGCCGTGCTGGAAAGGAGCCTCGGTGGCGACTAACAGCATGGAAGTGGTGATGTCCGCCAAGACGGCGGACCTGATCTCTGGACTTAGGGAAGTCTCATCTCAGATGCAGGAGTTCTCGCGCGCTGCGAACTCGGCGATGCGCGAGGCCGGCTCGGCGGCGGGTCCCGCGGCCCGGGGCGTCGAGACCCTCTACGACAGGATGCGCGACCTTAAGGGCGAGGCCGTGCAGCATGAGCGGGTTTTCAACTTCTTCGGGCGCGAGCTCGCGAGCGTCGCGGGCATATCGAAGGAGACCGGCGCGGCGCTGGCTGGCATTCTCGGGGGCCTGGGCGGCGGTGGGGCGCTCCTAGTCATCGTCGAGGGCGCAAAGCTCATCGCCCAATATCTCGGGCGGGCCAGCGAAGAAGCAAAGCGCTTCGGCGATGAGATGGTCCGCGAAATGGAGCGCGCGGACGATGCGATCTTTCGGCTAAAGGCTGAACTCGCCGGACTGAACCCCGATCGCGCCAAGATGCAGGGGCAGATCGAGGGCATCGATAGCTATCTTGCCAGGCTGGACCGGCTCAAGGAAGCGTTGAAGCCGCTACAAGAGGCATTTTACTCGGGCAACGCGACAAAGGAGCAACTCCAAGATCGGTGGGAGTTGATCAAACAGATCGACGAGATGGAAAAGAAGGCGCCCGCCATGCGGGACCTTCGCTCCCTTCTGTCGCAAGAAATCGGACTGGGACAGGCGAAAGATGACAAGACCGAGAGGGAACGGTCCGAGAAGGAGGCCGCGGCGCTAGAGGAGCAAGTCACAAAGGCGTCCCTCGACAAGGTCGGGAAGCTCGTCGCCGACGAGTCCGCGCTGGAGAAGTCGATCAACGACAACAGCGCGCTATCCCAAGTGGAGAAGTGGCGGCTCATCGCCGTCGCGAAGGAGACGCTCGACCGAGAGATCACCGACTTCTATGCGAAGCAGCTCGAGGAGCGCAATCGCCTAACGGAGCGGTCAGCGGAGATGGACCTCCGCGCCCAGCGAGCCGGCGCCGAGGCGGAAAAGAAGTACCTGGACGAACTCCAGAAACAGTATCGGGAGGAGGAGGAGGCGCGCGAGCGAGGCGCGAACCTCATCGCGGCCGGGTACGACCTCAAGAAGGCGAGTGCTCTCGACAGGACCGACAAGGAATTTGAGGAGGGACGGAAGGGAATCCGAGACCTCGGACCCGAGGGGTTCGGCGGCGGTGACGAGGGAATGGCGCGGATGACTGCCGCGCTCGACACACTTGACGCGGCCTGGTCGAAAGCGCGAGCGGACATCATCACCGGCGCGAAGGAGCTCACCAAGGAGTGGGACAAGACCGCCGAGGGCATCGGAAACAGCTTCGGCAAGGCGATGGCGGGGATCATCACCCACCATCTGAGCATGAAGCAAGCGGTCGCCGGCGTTGCCTCGGAGATCGTGAAGACCTTCTCCGAGATGGCGATCAAGGCCGTGACGAGCAATGCAGCGGTCGCAGCGTCGGGAGCCGCTTCTGCCGAGGCCAGCGTTCCGATCGTCGGTCCAGCCCTGGCGGCTGGAGCCATGGCGGCCATGGAGGGGCTCGTCCTCGGGCTTTTGAGCACCATCGCGCGCGCCGAGGGCGGTCCCGTCTGGCCCGGCCAGCCGTTCCTCGTCGGAGAGCGCGGCCCCGAGGTCGTCCAGTTCGCCTCGCCTGGCACGGTCTACCCAAACGGTCAGATGCCTCCCACCGGTGCGACCGCCACGGGCTCGCAGGGCTACGGCGGCGGTGACGTCCATCACCACTGGCACCTCGACGGAGGCGTTCTCGACGGCGATCACTTCATGCAGGTCGTGAGGCGCAACGAGGGCGTGCTTGGCAGGCACCTCGCCTCGATGGATAGGAGGGGCAAGATTTGAGCTCCGCCACCCTGAACCTGAGCTCGGTTCCTGCGACCTACACGCCGTCCGGCGGGTCCGCGATCAACCTTCCGGCGGTCCCGGTCGACATGACCCGGACGCACGTCTGGGACGTTACCGTCTACAGCGCGGAGAGCGGGAAAGAGGTTCGTTCGACGCAGCAGGCGTCGCCCCGATACGCGTACAGGGTCACAATCGGCACGCGGTCCGACACGAGCACGTCGGAGCTCGCAGCCATCGCGGACCTCGTCGACAGCCTGCTGGGCGAGTGGGACTCGTTCAACCTGTACGACCCTCTCGACGGGGTGGAGCGGACCGTCCGATTCGACGGTAAGCCAACCGCGAAGCGCGTCAAGCCGCAGTCTGGCAGCGGCGGGTGGTGGGTCTGGACGCTCGACATGGTGTCGGTGCTCTGATGCGACCTGCCTTCGGGAACCTCGCGTCCATCATCGCTGGACAGAACGTCTACCTGACGGCGGACTGCTACGACATCGGTGCGCTCAAGATCACCGGATACGCGGCCGGACTGGCGGGGTACTCGGCGACCGGGTTCGGCATCGAGCACGGCGCGGCGCGGAGCGTTCTTGGGCTCGAGGATCCAACGGTCACCCTCGTCATTCACTGCGACACGACGGTCTCCGCCGCGGCGAGTTTCCTCTCCTCCGCTGCATCCGGGACCTACGACGGCGCGGTGTTCAAGTGGACGCGCTACTACATGGCGACGCCCGGAGACTCCTCGTCCTACCTGATTCCGTTCGTCGGCGTCGTCGCGGAATGCCGCGCCTCGACGTCGAAGGTCGAGATACAGGCCGGGTCTCCGCTCGGGCAACTCGACACCATCACCATCGCGCGCCCGATCCAGGCCCAGTGTCCATGGTCGTTCAAGGATGCGAACTGCGGATACGTGGGAAGCACGACGTCCTGCGACAAGACGGTCGCGACGTGCCAGAGCTTGAGCAACCTAACGAACTTCGGTGGGTTCCCTTACGCGCCAGCGCAGGGCGTGAACCTGAAGTCGGTCTAGGCGATGAGCATCCTTTCCAAGCTCAACCCCGACCAGAACTGGGGACAGCTCGTCAAGGAGGACGAGCAGCCGGAGGCGTACAAGTCGGCGATCCCGGTCGTGTTCGGCAGGCACTGGGTGACGGGGGTTCTCGTCTGGACCGGGCAGACGATGGTCTCGGTCCACAACGGCTCGTCGGTCACGCTCCGCACCTACACGGGTCAGGGCTGGGACGTCAACCCGAACAAGTTCCAGGCGTGGACCTCGAGCACCGGGTACACCGCGGGGACGTCCTACGTCACCGACGGCGGGTTCCTGTACCAGTGCACGCAGACCGGAACCTCTGGCACGACTCCACCGAGCCAGTCGTCGACGCCATATGGGACGGCCATCGCGGACGGAACCGTGGTCTGGAAGTGGCTGCAGGAGGGAACGTCCTGGTTCCAATGCGCGCAGACCAAGGGCCTGACCGCGCTCCTCGCGCCGGCGATCTACGCCATCGCCGAGGGGCCGATCATCCAGGTCTTCGGCGCGAAAAAGGACGGGATCTTCTACTGCGCGCAGGGCCAGACGGACAACACCTGGAAGGTCATCAGGCTCTCGAACGGCCGCGCGGACCCGCCGCTTGCCTGCATCCAGGGGACGACCGGCTACGTCGTGGGCGGGTTCAACATACCGCTCGGCGGTAGGTGCCCGGACGGCAACCTCCACCCGTGGTTCGCCTTCGGTTCGGATGGCGCGAGTCCGGCCGTACAACCCGGGTCCCAGAGCGGTTTTCAGGTAGGCGGACCGAGCCAGAACTGGTCTTTCGGGTGGACGTTCGGGGGAAGCGTCGCGAGCGGCGCCTACGTCCCGGGGCAACAGGTCAACTTCACCCCGGCGCAGGAGCTCGGGTACTCGGGTACGGCGATCCTCAACTCGATGGGGATCGAGATCGCGTCCGGCGCCACCGACTACCCGTCGATCGAGTTCCTCGTCGACGGCATCGGCACGCAGATGTCCGTCACGCAGACGGACGGCACGGTCGTCTACGGGGTGAACCCGGCCGACGTCATTGTCGCCATCTGGACGAACACGCGCTGGGGCATGGGGCGCTCGAGCGCGGAGCTCGACGTCGAGCACGGCGCAGACGGGAACACCGCGTCCTCGTGCCGCGCCTACTGCGCCGCCCTCGGCATGGCGGTGGCGCGCTCCATCGAGACGCAGGAGAGCGCGCAAGACGCGCTCAAGAGCCTCCTCGATGAGATCAACTGCATGCCGGTCTGGACGACGACGTCCTCCGGGGCTGGGCTCCTCCGCATCGTCCCGCGAGGCACGAAGGCGCAGAACGGGTACACGCCACCCAGCGCGTCCGTCTACACGCTCGGGATCGACGACTTCGCGGGGAACCCGGGATCGGACCGCATGGAGGTGGAGCGGACGCCGATGAAGGACGTCCGCAATTACTACCCGGTCGTTTACGAGTCAGCCGAGGGATACAGCGGGAAGACGCAGGCGACCGCGACGAACACCTACTGGTCGGACTACGACCAGGCCAACGGCGCGCCGATCGTGAAGGCGCAGAACTACTCGGCGCGCTGGGTGGCGAACGCCACGCACGCCATGGCGCTCTCGTACATCCTCGCGGACCGCTCGCGGAACGTCAGGCAGCGGTACCGGTTCAAGCTCTCGCCGCGGTACGTCCGGCTCGAGGGCGGCGACCTCATCACGTTGAACCATGCGCGCATGGGGCTTTCGGGCCAGGCGGCGATGGTGCTGTCGACGGAGGAGGACTCGAAAGGCTTCATCAGCGTGGTCGCGGAGCAGTGGACCGGGACCGTCACTCCGGCCGCGCAGATCCAGAGCCGCGACGGACTGACCGGGCAGGGCATCGGTCCGACGGTGCAGCAGACCCAGGTCGTCGACCTCTCCTACATCAGCGCGCAGCTCGCGCAACTGGCGTCCGATTCGAGCATCACGCCTTCGGAGAAGCGGACCGTCACCTCCGACCTGATGCAGCTTTTCAGCTCCGTCGGGACGAACGTGGTCGAAGCGACGCTCCTCCTGCCGCCGGCGTGGACGGCGGCGATGACGGTCTCGAAGACCGGACTCGTCGTCGCGAACGCGGGTAACTACTACCAGTCGACGACGACCGGGACGGCCGGCTCGACGGCGCCGACATGGACGAGCGGCACGCAGTCCGACGGCGGGGTGTCATGGTCCTACGTCGGGCCGGCGAGCTCTGGACAGGTCCAGTCCGCGCTCACGACGTACGAGGCGGCCATCGCGGCACTGGCGGCATACTGCCTCGCGTCCGTCCCGACCCGCGGCACCGCGGCGACCGCCGGCAGCGGGGGCAATGGTCTCGGAGTCACGGGATCGCTCGCCTACACCGCGTCTCCGTTCTCCTTCACGCCTCCGGCGCTCAGCGATTACAACACCTGGGTCTCTACGAGCGACGCGACCGCGTCGGACGGGACCATTACCATCGACGGGCCGACGTTCCGGTCCGCATTCTTGAACGCCTTCGCGGCGAACAATGCGCTCCTGCTGCTCGTGTCCGGCGTACAGCTCGCGCTCCAGGGCGGAGGAACGATCGTCACGTCCGGGACGGGCACGGCCGTCGTCTTCGGAACGGGAAAGCCGAGCTCCTCGCCTGCGGAGCCTGAGTTCTACATCCAGACGGATGAGCCGTACTCGACATGGTACTGGGACGGGTCTGCATGGCACCTGGTCGTGCTCGAGGGCGGCACGCCGGGCACGTCCACCATCACGAGCACGACCGACATCACGACCATCATCGAGGAGATCGAGGAAACGCTTCTCAAGCTCTTGGGTGGAACCTCGACGACGACGACGACGGAGACCATCCAGCAGGTTTTGACGGAGCTCAACAGCGAGACGGCTGCGCTCCTGACGGCGCTGGAGACGGAACTGCAGTCGTCGCTCGTGAACCTCGGGACGGACGTCACCCTCTCGCCGCTGAACATCCAGGAGACGGTCACCCAGACCGACACCGGGACGACGGTCACGACCGTCATCGCCGAGGCCCAGCAGATCGTGACGGGCTCGTCCGGCAACACGACCACGACGACGGCCACCGAAGAGGTGATCGCGATCGTGACCGAGATGACCGGCGGGACCGCCGTCACGGTGGCGACCGAGGCGGCGACCAGCACGACGACGTCATCCGTCGGCGGCACGAGCACGACGACGACGACCGAGACGAGCGAGCTCATGGTCGCCGAGGTGTCGAGCGGAACCGACATCGTCGTCGTGGCCGAGGAGGCCCAGAGCGTCGTCACCGGCGCCGCCGGACATACCTCCATCACCACGTCGACCGAGGTCGTCGAGTCGAACACCTCGAGCTCGTCGGGGAACACGGACGTCGTGACGGTCGTCGAGGAGTCGGTCTCCGTTACGACGAACGCCTCCGGGCAGACAGAGGTCACCGTCACGACCGAGGTCGTCGAGGCCATCGCGACGAACTCGTCCGGCGGGACCGACGTGCAAACGAATCCTGCATTTCCGCCAGGCACGACGTCCATCGTCGAGTCGACGACGACGGTGGACGTGAATCCGATCGGCCCCATCTACCAGGGGCAGGGCGGCGTCATCACGTCCGACTACGTGCCGGCGTCGTATCCGGTTCCGTTCGTCGCCGCGAACGCGGGTGGATATGCTCTCCAGATAGGCCCGCTGAACGCCGGACCACCTCCAGGTGCCGTCCCAAGCGTCGGGGATTTCATTTATCAGGGCACCGCTTCGGCTCCGACGGCCACGCTGACCATAACGTCCGTGTCAGTCGGAGCCGGAATCTATTTCTTGAACTCTGGCGCAACGAGTACGGGGTTCGTCGCTGGGAACGTCAACTGGGTTCCAATGGGGGCAAACGAGATCCCCATTACTGGGGCGAAGTTGCGCGCGTCTCCGCCGGGTGGAGGATGCTCGGCGCTGTTCGGACTCTCTGGCATCCAGATCGGCTCGACGAAACTTAGCGCGGCATGGTTTGCGACGAACTTTCTCGTGCAAGACATCATGACCGTCGGAGGTGGGAATGCGAGCTGGGTCTATGGTGGCAGGTATGGCGCCGTCTCCATCTCGAGCAACACGCTCAACGTCCCTCTGAACACGTCCGCGCTTCCGCTTAACTTCGTCGCGAACGGGGCCGCTCCGGTGGTTTCCCTGACACCGGTCGGTGCCCCGGTGGCGTCCGGCGCCATCTTCAGCGTTACGCTGCCGACGCGAGGCCAGACCAGCTTCGGCATCGTCCTCTATCAGGGGACGACGCAACTCAACCCGGCGTCCTACACGTTCTATCTCATGGTGACGTCATTCTGGAACCTGTCGTCGGGATACGCGCTTTGAGACACTAACCGCGGGACGGTCCCGCACGAGGAGGAAGCACATGGCGCAGGATCCGCAGCTCCAAGAGGCAATCGCGCTCATCCGCGAAGCCGAGCAGTTCTTGTCGTGGAACACTGGAGGTGCGGAGCACAACGCCTGCGCCCAGCGTCTCCGCGACTTCCTGGCGAAGTATTCGCCGCAGAAGAAAGAGGAGGTGTCCCGTGGGTAAGGGCGTTAGCTGGTGCAACTTCGTTCTCGACTATCTCTGGCGAGGGTACTCGACCTACTCGCCGGCCATTCCCACGAGCGGCGCCACGGCGTCGCAGGTCGCGCTCCTACTCCAGATGCCTCCGGCGAACGCGCAGCTCAATTCGTCTGGGTGCTTCGGCTCGGGCATCGAGGTCGGTTCGCTGACGTCGTCGACCGGCACGTACCAAGGCTACGCCCGGCAAAACTACTTGGCCGGCGCGTCCCAGTGGACGGCGACGAACGGCGGCACCGGCGCGAACAGTTCCGGGACGTCCTACCCGGCGAGCATCCAGAACACGACGGCCATCTCGTTCCCGGCCGCGACCCTGACGTGGGGGCCGAGCACGGGCAACGTGGCTCCGGTGGTCGGCTGGGCGCTCATCATCACCATCGCGACCCAGACCTACGGAGGCGGCGCCGGCTATCCGCTCATCGCGGCTACCGGGCTCCTGCCGGCCCCGCAGATGGTCTTCGGACCCGGCACGAGTCCGTTCTTCATCCCGGCCTATGGCATCACGATCAACGAGTCGTGACGAGGAGGTCGTCCGACTGACCGCGGAAGTCGCGCAGCTTCGCGCGAAGCTCCAGGAGGTCATGGAGACGAGTCCACCGGACGCCTATCTCAAGGCGCAAGTGCAGATGCTCGCCGAGGCCCTGCAGCGCGTCGTGGGCGAGGTGCGAGCGGTCGAGCGGCGTGCGCAGGTGAAGATCCTGTCGTCGTAGCGGCGGGCGGGGCGCCACGGTGGCTTCGCGCTGCCGTGGCGCCGGTGCGTCCGGGGTACTTTGGCACATCCCGGGCAATACTCATGCCCTGTGGACGCCGCCGCCGTGGCTCGCGCGACCAACCTCTACACCCTCGCGCTCGTGCTATGGCGCGAGGCGCGTAGCGAGTCCTACGACTGCCGCGAGGCGGTCGCCGGCGTGGTCATGGAGCGCGTCCGGCGCGGGTGTCGGGACGTCACCGACGCCTGTACGCGCCGGTGGCAGTTCTCGAGCCTGACGGACCCGAGGGACCACCAGCTCACGCTCTGGCCGCAGACCATCGACCATGCCTGGCAGGAGTGCCTTGAGATCGCCGACGCGGCACTCGCTGGGCGGCTCCACAACCCGATGCCGGGCGCTGACCAT